CATAAACAAAAAGGTAACTATTATGATTAAATGCGATAACTGTGTAGCAGAGGCTGAATACATCTCAGCACCTGAGTTTGCTTCAACAGCCTACTTTTGTAGTTCATGCATCCCATGGTCGTTAATTAACGATTATCGTGCAGGATTATTGCCTCGCGTTCAGCAGCCTACAGTAGCCGTAGAAGCTCCTGTAGTTGATCCTGAGCCTGTTGTAGAAAAAACTCCTGTGGAAGTGCCAGCACCTTATAAGAAGAAGAAGGTAGCGGAAGAGTCAACAGACCCAGGCGCTGCAGATGTCTCGGATAACTAGAGTACAGACAAAGCAGGGGCACCCTGTACCCACAACCGCTGGCGGCGCCAGAGGTCCGTTTCCTCCTGAGCTTTACCGTTCACTACCTGTAGTAGAGAATTATGAGCAAAGGAGTGGAAACGGGGGTCCGGAAGTCCCTGTTGAGGGAACAGCACAGAATAACTTTAGGCCTTATAAATGGTTTAAATGCAGAAACTGCCAAGCGTTAGTGCATGAACCTAATCTACCGGACCATAATTGCGTCACTTCAGAGAAAGAATCTTTAGAAGAGGAAGACTAGCATGTCTAATAAAGACCCGGAAGATACGCAAGAAACCCCTGTATATATACACGAAAACTTGTGGACTGCTCAAATGGTAGGAAAAGATTTTTTCTTCCACCACGACACCATACATATTTTATACGATGTTAATCCTATGGAACGAGTAGACTTTACACTATCCGATACTTTTTAAGGGGTTTAAATGACAGACATGACAGACCCTAATGCAGCGTTCTATGAGCTTTATGGTGGGCGTACTAATGCACTAAGAAATGTATTTGGTGACCCTGGTCAAGTACACCCAAACACCCCTAACATTTATCTTAACAACCCTAAGCAACAATCAACTTTGTTTGGGTATAACCCTGAAATTAACAAAATTCAAGAAGAGTACGGATTTGATTTTGCAGGCGTTATGGACGTTGAGGACAAAGCTGCTGCTGCAGAAGCCCAAGACATTTGGATGTCTAATGAGGTGTGGGAAAACTTCTTAAGAGCCCCAGGCGGTAAACGACAAGCTCGTGGATTTGAGTATGGCAACAATGCGCGTACGGTTATTAACCCAGAAAGACGTGTTAAAGACCCTATAACTGGTAAATTTACAATTATTGGTGGTGCTTTTAACGTAGAAACTGGTGAGTCAGTATCTACCGGGCCTGTCTCATTTAACAAAGATCGTGAAGAAGACATTGAAATTCCTACATCAACTGAGAACCCAGAGCGTCCACGTACAGTAGCTGCAGCATTTGACAACCAACGCTCAATTATCACCTTGGTATTTAGAGACGGAACTATTTACAACTACTACAACTGCACTCAAAAAATGTGGGATGACTTTAAGGGAAACAGCAGCAAGTGGGAGTACATACGTGACACGCTGGATAAGCAGCCTCGTGGTATTGCAAACATGGAAAACATCCCAGAAGAGCTTAGAATTATTGCGTATGGTCGTGCTAGAGGCGAGCAAGTGCGAAAAGCAAAAGCAGGTGGGTGGCAACCTCGCACTCGTGTAAGATATTTTGGTATGTCACAAGTTAAGGCCAGTGGGGGAAATCCCAAAATGGTACGCGTACGGAGCAAAGGAAAATAATATGGCTACAGAGCCTAAAGAATTTCGTAACTTTTATTGGCATCCGCTTAAATACCCAAATAAACCTAAAGGTTTTTGGGAAAAAGCAGAGACACAGGAAATCGATGAACCTTTTCGTTCAGGCAGTGGCTGGTCTATTCGCCTACCTTTTACTTGTAAAGCTATGGTTATTGGAACCTGGAAGACTTCGTATAGTGAAAGTGAAGCGTTAACCTATGCTATTCGTGGTCGTTACGTAGAAGACGACGAATTAGATTGGGACGAAGTTCGTTTTGGTATTAGTGGGGCAAAAGATGATACTACGCAAAAAAAATAAACAAATTGAGCAAGAACAAACAAAGTTAGAAAAGCGAGTAGCTTCTTTAGAAACTCGTGACTTAGTAAAGTGGGTCGATCAAACTTTGTTTACTATTGGAAAAAATGTAGTTTCCTGGGAGCGCACCCTGCAGCCAGAGATGCTATCTGAGGCAGAATTAGGCGCAGAAGCGCTGCAAGCTGTTATCAAAGAGCTGGTTAAGCGGAGCGTATGATGAACCCGGAATTTAGTGAAGAAGAAGAAAATTTAGGTGAAAATTTTGAGGAACTGTATTTCCCAGATCCTCTAGAATACCTAAATAAAGAGGCTGAAGAAGAGCAAGAAGAGGACGACGGTTTAGATGAACTGTCAAGAGAGTTTGTTGTACAGCTAATTGATAAAATTATGCTGTTTATGACTGCTCTAGTTGGGCATGAACTTCACCCTTATCAAAAGCCTTTGGCAAGAAGAATTATTGAATCCGTTATTATTAACGACGGTGAAGAAGTTACTGCTCTTGCAGCACGTCAGTCAGGTAAGTCAGAGACTATTGCTAACACAGTAGCTGCTTTAATGGTTTTGCTACCAAGACTTGCCCAAATGTACCCAGAACTTCTTGGTAAGTTTGGCGATGGACTTTGGGTGGGCATGTTTGCCCCCGTACAGTCCCAGGCAGAAACTCTTTTCTCTCGTGTCGTAACCCGCTTAACTAGTGAGTCTGCAGTCGCAATATTGGGTGACTCAGAGATTGACGACAGCCTGAGTAAAGTTCCTGGCGTAACTAAGAACATTAAACTCAAAAACAGCGGCTCAACTGCAATGATGATGACAGCTAACCCAAGAGCTAAGATTGAGTCTAAGTCTTTTCACTTAATGATCATTGATGAGTGTCAAGAGGCAGATGACTTTGTAGTTGCTAAATCTATCTCTCCAATGGGCGCTTACTACAACGCTACGATGGTTAAGACCGGAACTCCTACAACTTCCAAGAACAACTTTTACAAAGCCATTCAGTCTAATAAAAGACGCCAAACTGGACGTAATTCCAAACAAAACCATTTTCAATGGGACTATCGCGATGTAGAGAAGTGCAACCCTAACTACGGCAAGTTCATCAAAAAAGAGATGCTACGTATTGGTGAAGACTCTGATGAGTTTCAAATGTCGTACAACTGTAAGTGGTTGCTTGAACGAGGGATGTTTGTTACTTCTAACGTCATGGATGACTTGGGAGACACCTCTCAAGAAATTGTTAAGAGTTGGTACCAGTCACCTGTAATTGTAGGTATTGACCCCGCACGTAAGATGGACAGCACTATTGTTACTGTGGTCTGGGTAGATTGGGATCGACCAGATGAGTTTGGTTATTATGACCACAGAATTCTAAATTGGCTTGAAATTCAAGGCGATGACTGGGAAGAGCAGTACTACCAGATTGTTAACTTCTTAGGAGCTTACGACGTACTTGCTATAGGAATCGACGCTAATGGTGTTGGTGATGCAGTGGCCGGGCGTCTTAAGGTGCTGATGCCACGCGCTGAGGTAGTACCTCTTACTTCTAGTCCATCAGAACAATCAAAACGTTTTAAGCATCTTCAGGCTCTTATTCAGCGACGGATGATTGCGTGGCCTGCTCATGCTAAAACTCGTCGTTTAAGAATTTGGAAACGTTTCTACCAACAAATGGTAGACGCCGAGGTACACTATAAGGGACCAAACTTTACTGTTTCTGCACCAGATGAAGCCCATGCTCACGATGATTTTGTGGATTCATTAGCTATTGCGGTGTCGATGACTAAGGAATTAGTCATGCCTACTGTTGAAGCAAGCGCAAACCCATTTTTTTAAGTTATGCGTTTACTCTGACATTTAAGCAATTTCATAGGAAACTCATAAGTGAGGATCCTCAATCCCTTTAGGAGAAAAATAACTATGGCAGCTAACATTGCTCCGGTACCTCAGTTCCCTGAGAAGACCCCGGTATCATATGAACGTAAGTTCAGCCCTGCACAGCCTGGACTTCGTGGTCCACTTCGTTTTGAAGAAGGTATTGCAACGGACACTGACGTTCCTAATGAATTCCAGAATGGCGCATCCCAGGGGTACATCACCCCTCCAGGTCGTCCAAACCACAACCAGAACGTATTTGAAAAGTACCCAGAAGAGACCATGGCAGAGCGTGCACACGTTGGCTCAGCTGCTTGGGTTGAATCTCCAAACTTTTTGAATAACTTCTCTGAAGGTGCTTTTGGCAATACTGCCGAACAGCGCTTTGAAGAAGATATCCGTTCCGGTGGTCACTACATGCGTATGAACCCTGCGACTGTAGTAGATTAATTCACAGTAGCGGCTCCCCAGCCTCATACCCCTTCTCTGGGGCTGGGTAGTCGTTGCGTAAGGAGTTTGATCATGATACCCGCTAGTCCTCAGTTACATGATTCAATATCTATGAATGAAAGAGCAGAACACCACGCAGGTATTCATATGAACTACGCTGCGGCCAAAGGCATAGGAAGCGAGTATGCTAGGATAGGTGGAACGTTCGTTAACTCAATAGAGGATTTAGATCCTAAAGCTAGAGAGTATGTAAGAAAAAAAGAAGCTAAAAAACGAGAAGAAAAAAAAGAAAAAGACCGCCAAGCACATGGCTTTGTTTAGAGGGCAATTATGAACTTAATTACGAAAGGACGTGAGGTATGAGCATTGATTTCTCACCACCGTCCTATAGGGCGGCCTCATCCGACCTTACTATCTCCATCTCCCCATTGGGACTTGTTGAGCTGGCGGATGAGGAGTTTGAAGTACACGGTCCAAGACTAAACCGGTACTCTCTAAACTGGGCCATGTACCTTGGCCATCACTGGAGTTACCGCCGTGAAATCGGTGAAACTCAGATGGTGTACAACTATTTTCGTGCATTTACTGATTATGTAGTTAACTTTACATTTAGCCGCGGTGTACAGTTCCGTAGCCCTAAGCAGACCGAAGCTATTGTTCCTGACCTACTCAAAAGAGTTTGGGAAGTAGACAACAATAAGCATGCTGTGCTTTGGGAAATGGGCCAGCAGGGCGGTGTATCAGGCGATTGCTTTGTTAAGGTCGCTTACGAAGAAGCTTGGCAAGACAGCACCGGTAAGTTCCATCCGGGGCGTGTAAGAATTCTTCCTTTGAACTCCTCATTTGCTTTTCCTGAGTTCCACCCACATGATCGTAACCGTCTTATTAGATTTAAGCTTAAGTACCGCTTCTGGGGCACATCGGTAGAAGGTACTCGTCAGGTATACACATACACTGAAATTCTTACCGATGACATGATTGAAGAGTACATCAATGATGAATTGATTGATTCTCGTCCAAATCCACTGGGTCTTATTCCAGTGGTACACATTCCAAACGTACTCATTTCAGGATCTCCATGGGGGCTTTCAGATTGCCATGACATCATTGTTCTTAATCGAAATTATAATGAAGTTGCAACAGATGTGGCAGACATTATTAATTACCATGCGGCGCCGGTAACTGTTATTACTGGTGCTAAAGCATCTAATCTAGAGAAGGGCCCAAAGAAAGTATGGGGCGGTCTTCCTAAGGATGCTAAAGTATTCAACCTTGATGGTGGCGGATCAGGTTTGCAAGGCGCTATTGAATACCTAAAGATTGTTAAGATCTCTATGCACGAAATGGTTGGTGTTCCTGAATCGGCTCTTGGTCAGGTGCAGGCTGTATCTAACACTTCAGGCGTTGCCCTTTCTATTCAGTTCCAACCCTTGATGAACCGTTACCAGCAAAAAATTGTTATGTACGGTAAGGGCTTAGAGCAAATCAATAGCCTTGTAATTCGCACTCTGGCATTTAAAGAACCAGAGATGATGGAATGGAACCCTGACTTTAACGGCCCAATAAAGCAGGGTCAATACCCAATGTTGGATCCTAATGATCCGCTTACTTACCAAACGTTTGCGCATTTCCCACAACCATTGCCTCTTGACAAGCTAATTGTTCTTAGTGAAATTCAACAGATGATGTCTATGAACTTAGAGAGTCGTGAAGGTGCTCTACGCCGACTAGGTGAAGAATTTCCGAATGAGAAGCTGCAAGAGATCCGCACAGAGCTTATTGAAGATGCTAAGTCAGATGGTGCTCTTAGCATGCTTAAGAGTCAAATTAATGCGGCTATTGTTGGTCTAACAGGTATCTTGCCTGATGGTAGTGGTGAGCAGCAGATGGGTCCGGAAGGACAACCTATGGCTCCACAAATGACTCCACAAGCTGCTATGTTTGAACAACAGAGCATGGCTCAACTACAAACAGATTTGGTTACTAAAGCGTACGGAACAAAGATCCCTCAACGTAGAGGTCCTGACCCCGACGACCAGTAACCTACAACAAGTTTAGCGGGACATTAGATTAATCTTATGTTGAGCTATATACATAATAAAACCGCAGGTCTATCGTGCTACTAATTTGGAAAACGACCTAATTACTCAAAGGAATAATAACTATGGCTACACCAGATGTAGATGTAACTCAGCAGTTTGTTGATGCTACACAAGAATTTGTTTTAGTACCTGAGGTGTCAGAATCTTTGACACAGCAGCAGAAGACATACTCGGAAGAGGATCTTCACAAGGTGCGAGAACAAGAAAAATCAAAACTATATCCTCAAATTGAATCTCTTAAAGAAGAACTAAACTCTTTGAAGCAGGATCGTGAATCTCGTCTTGAAGAAGAGGCACGCTTGCGGGCAGAAGCTGAAGCTGAGTCTAAGCGTCGTGCTGAAGAAGATATGGATGTTCGCGAACTTCTAAACGCTAAAGAGCGTGAGTGGGCGGAACGTCTAGAGACAGAACGTCAAGAACGCGAAACTGCTTTCGCACTACTTGATCGTGAACGTCAGTTCAATGAGATTCAAAACTACCGGAATGCTCGTCTTGAAGAAGAGCGTGACAACATCATTCCGGAATTGCTTGATTTGATTTCTGGCAATACCGCAGAAGAAATTGAAGACAGTATTGCAGGACTTAAGGGGCGTTCATCACGTATCCTTGAATCGGCGCAGCAGGCAATGTCGTCAGCTCGTCGTGAAATGACGGGGAGTCGAATAACTTCTCCCCCGTCCGGACCCCTGGACACAAATTCGGAGCAACAAACGTTCACGGCAGAGCAAATTGCCGCCATGTCAGTGAGTGAGTACGCCAAATACCGTGGGAAGCTTCTTGGTCAAGCGGCTTCTGATCGCGGCAAGGGTCTATTCGGCTAGAAATAGCAATCATCTATCTATTATTCTCTTAAGGAGTAAACCACATGGCAGCGTCCATTACCGGAACCGGCAACCTAGCCGGTTCACCAACCGCATATTCTGGTGCTAACAGCCAGCTTACGCAGTCTATCCAGACAATCTGGTCAAAGGAAATCCTTTTCCAGTCAATGCCAATTCTTCGCTTCGAACAGTTTGCTGTTAAGAAGACCGAACTCGGTGTTGCACCTGGTCTCCAGATCAACTTCATGCGTTACAACAACCTCGGAAGTGCAGCAGCACTTGTTGAAGGTGTTCGCATGTCTACCGCAGCTTTGACAGCACAGCAGTTCTCAATCACTGTTGCTGAGCATGGCTACGCAATCGCAGTTTCAGAACTTCTTCTGAACGCTTCTTTCGATGACGTTATGGCTTCGGCTTCACGTCTTCTTGGTCGCAACATGGCTCTGTACCTTGATGGTCAGGCTCGTGACACTCTTATGGCAGCTTCTTCCGTAATCTACGGTGAAGATCGTTCAGCAATCTCCGGTGTTAACAACTGGTACGCTGACGGTACAACTGCTTCGTCACGTTCAGGTCTTACTGGTGCTAGCTACCTTTCGACACACACCATCAAGGATGCTGTCGAAACACTTGCAACCAAGAACATCCCGAGACTAGGCGAAACCTACGTTGCGTTCGTTCATCCTCACCAGAGCCGTCGTCTCCGCGACAATCCTGAATTCATTGAAGTAACGAAGTACGCTGCCCCAGGTAACT